ATGTTGGCCCAGAGCCTACAGGGTCCTCACTATCGTTAATCTGGTGATGAGGCAAATCCTCGTCATCGGATTCGTCTTCATCTGTAATTTCGACTAATGCACTGTCGTGATCCTCGCTTAAAGGGCTATCGTCACCTTCTGGTGCTAACTCTTCTGGATCTGCGTCAGGTTCTTCTGTAGTAATAACGTCTTGAGTCTCTTCTGTTATTTCTTCCGCTGGCGTGTCAGCAGGCGGTTTCGAAAGATCTACCTTGTGGGTAGTGTTTTCGGCTGCGTCATCTTTAGCTTTAGCTAAATCTTGCAGATTTACTTTTACGACATTATCGTCGTTTTGATTGTTTTCCATGATATGATATTATATAATTATACACTTAATATATTACCTGGGTTCGAAAGAACCTAAGTCTATTCCTTTGTTAATTGAGTCGTTTCCTTTTGATTCAAAGCCACTTGCATTTAATTTCTCTTTGTGCATTTGTCTCTTATTACCTTCTTTCATGCCTTCTCTTTGATCTTTTCTATTTTCAGAGAATTCATCTTTAGCAGTAGGTTGAGATTTAGCAGCTTCTAATTGAACAGCTAAGTCAAATTCAAATTGCATTAATTCTTTCTTTTTCTCAACTTCTCTATCTAAAGATCCTTTAGCTAAATTATCATTGAATGCAGCCAAGTCTTTTTGCCCATTTGTTAGTTGTTGCGCTTTCTGAATCTCCATTTGAGCAGCCGCTTGTTGTGTTTGTATATTAGCTTCTGCTTGTGCTTGCATATTTTGTTGAGCCGCTTCTGCTTCTCTTTCTGCTTTCTTACGTTTAGAAAGTTTCAATAGCTGGTTAGCTAATTTACTATTTTGAACTTCTCTAATATCGATAGCATCGTCAAGATCAATCATTTGATTGCCTAAAGCTATTTGGATATTGTTCTCTAGAACTTGTCTCTCTTCTTCATCAGGCATTAATTCTATTGTAATACCAAAATCTCTTAAATGAAGATCTTTTAGTTCCTCTAATATAGCTACGTTATGGATACCGATGCTGTTAATCCATTCTTCTCTCATCGGGTAGTACTCTAATACATCAGAAATACGAACAGTTAAACTATCCGCTAGATTTTGCGTAATGAATAATCCTCCTTCTAATATGTGTCTTGTGGCTGTATTTGAATTAGCCGCTGCTAACTTCTGAACACCAACTAAAGCTCTTGCGTCCGGAGTACTTGCATCTCTAGCTTCATTTAATCCGGTAGCATCTCTTATCATTTGTAGATAATAGTTGTACGTTGTGATTAATGATTGTATCTTATTATTACCTGATCCTGAGGATAATTCCTGAATAGGAACTTTGCCTGGATTTGAATCTCCTTCACCTGTAAATGATCTACCTATAATAGAACCAGTTTGGAAAAACAATTTCATTGCTTCTGCAGGATTATAATTTGTACCATTACCAAGATCAATCTCTGCTAAACCATCAGCATCAATATAAATCCCATCAGGAACCATTCTTGATAATACTTGTTGTAATTTTAAATGTGTTAATTGAATCATATTCGCAAATCCTGTACATCTACCAACAGTACTTTCTATTTTACCTTGGTACATACGTGGAGCACATATACTATAACTTAGTTTAACTGTTTGAGTACTAGCTTTAGGTCTTACTTGGTTTTGAACAACCTCCCATTTAAGCATTGTATTCGTACCTAATATATAAGCCCCTTCAAACAACACCTCTCTAGTTTCACTAACTCTTTCGTAATCTCCTTCTAAATTTTCTGGTGGAGCAAATGAATCATCTTTTATTATTGCTTTAGCAGCACCTGTAGATGTTGTCTTTACTTTATGTACTTCATTCAAATATGTTATATATTCGAAATACAACACTTGTACCGTATTAGTGTCAATCGTATTAGAATGATTGCTGTAGTTGTTTGATTGCTGAACACCTTGTTCTGATATTTTTTCTAACTCTTCTTGAGTTAAATGCGGGAATTGTTTCTTTAATTCGTTAAAGTGAACTGTTTTCACTTCTCCAGCATAATATATATCCTTGAAATTAGGATTATCTGTATATGACCAAACTAAGTTAGCAGGGTCAACATACTCTACAACTATACCTTCTGATGGTGAAAACCTATCTTTAACAGCTCCAATACCTATAACCGTCAGATCATAAGTAACACGTTTAGCTATGTTTGTATATTTGTTGTCTTTAAATATTTTGTTAATTGTTGCTTCTTCAGCAACCTCTGCATTGTCTTTATAAGACATCTGCATGTGTAATTCAAATTCTGTATCGTCCTTAGGTAGATTATCTGGGTTATTCTCTTGAAGGTTAACACCAAATTCCTGAGCAGCAAAAGCTGTTAATTCCTGAGTATCCATATCTCTCAATACAGATTCCATATACTTTGTTTTTTTAGTTACTCCATACTCGTCTATTGAAGATGCTTTCACTTGGAAGTTTCTTTCTGAAATACCATTAACAAGTATATCTACGAATTTAGGTAATATAGGAACTATCTTCCAGTCGATGTTAAGATAAGATAAATCTCCATTAACGGCCATTTCATCTTTATACTTCTGCATAGACTGTTCGCCTCGCGCATATAATCGAAGATCATGAAAGGTAGATTGATTACTACCAAAGCGATTGGATCCAGAACTGCTTCCGAACCATTCTTGTTCGATTGCTTTTGCAATCTTTCTTCCGTTCTCCGGATCTAACTTCTCTGCATCTGAAGCTATTTGACTCGGAAAAAAATGTTTTACAACTGACTCAGCCATAGGTTTTAATTGTTTTAGTATTTGTCTTTAATTATAGTGGAACTTGATCCCCCTTGTTTGTATCTTGAAAAGCCTAAATTAATAGGTTTTCTAACTACCTCGTTTGTAGGTCTATATAAATTTCTATTACAAGCCATGACTGCTAAGCCGGAGCTTATACTTGCATCATACGCCGTTCTATTGTTTATATCAAATTTAACCCAATCATTTAATGTTCTTTGGAAGTACATATTTCCCCATCCGCCATCTTTCAATTCACCAACATTTCTATCGATGTAATACTCTAGTGCTCCAGCGTGATCCTGTTTCATTGTTTCGCCTGAATTTGGTATACCTCCTATTTCTTTTTCAGTAACTGAAAGTTTATTCCAAAGTTTATCAGGTCTGTTCATAGAGAATCCTCTATATCCTCTTTTCTTTATATGGTACAATAATCTAGGTTTGTTATTCTCTGCTAGTATTGGCATTCCATAAAACACACAAGCCATTAGTATATCCTCAAAGAATATGTCTGCAGTTGCAGGCCTAGCTATGTATTCGAGAAAGAACGTATTCGGTGGAGCATTCTCCATACTGAATTTTGTAAGACCATGAAGGGCACCATTACTAGCGCCGCCACCAACAGTACCAGATATATCATAGCTATCACAACCGAACGCACCCATGTGTTCATTGCCCGGGTATTTGATGCCATTTTTTATTATTATATTATTTTGTAAATGAGCATCAGGCACCCAAGATATATAAAACTTACCTTTTGGATTAGGTAGAAACTCTACCTTTGTGTCCTTTATTCCGTTTTCCCAATTAAAATTTCCTCTTGTTACAGCACCTTGGTATTTCAAACCTTCGTTGTAATCAATCTGAGCATATAGTTTAGCTAAGTTAAATAAACTATTTTTTGTTTCATCTCTAAAAGCGTGCTCTACTGTTCTTGGATACTGTCTATAAAACTCATTAAGACCATCTTGATCATCTTTAAGGCCATCAACTTCATTCTCCCAATGCTCTATAACTCCTGTTTCTATCAACGAACCGTCTAATGCAATAATTGGCTCTAATGGCGTATCGAAGACAGGGTATCCATAAGAATCAATGAATCCCTCGAAGTTCCATTCCATAGGAATGAATAAACTATATAATCCTGAGCTTGTCTGTCCATTGCGATTTCTACGCGCAACGTCTGATTGGAACCACAATTTTTTTCCATTTTCTCCACCTTTAGCTAATGCATTACAAGTAGATCCCATCATACACTTTCCGATGATCTTACTACCAAGACGTAAACAAGTTTTTGTTACACGCCAGTTATTTAATATATTGTTAGGCTTTTCCCATTTTTTACTCTCGTCATGGATTAATAACCTTAATTTTTCACCATCATAACTATTGTCACCAGTATTTTTCCAGTCAATAGTGGTATCAAGACCTTGCATGTTATCCATGAACTCTTGATCTGCATCTTTATTCTTAACAACCATTCCTTTCTTTGTCAACTTAGTAGCAGGGACTCTATAAGCAAGCTCTGTTTTCGGTCTATCCATACCATCTTGTATTGGTTTGAAATAGAATGGGTAATTTATCGATATAGGAACGACTTTGTCTGTAAACATCTTTTTAGCATCTGCTCCAGTCTTAGACAATATACCTAAACGTGAATCCGATAATTGTGTCCCTAAATTAACTGTTTCTCCTGATGCCATAAATGAAAACCCAGAACGTCTGTTTTTTAGGTAATCCATACCGTAACATCTAGGATCTGCTTTACAGGCTTCCCAAAATATGTAGAATAACCTGTTAGACTCTCTAAAATCAGCTTTACCAACATCGATCTTTGAATGCTGAAGGTAAATCCAGTGGCTTCCTGTCATATATGTAGGAACACCGTTGTTATAAAACCAGTATCCATTTTCACGATACTCAAATTGTTTATCTATATGAGGGAACCAGGTGTCCTTAAACGACTGCGGTTTGTTTTCCCACTCAAATATACTCTTGATTCTTTCAAGCTCCTTAGGTTCTTCCTGTGCCGTCCAGCGCTGGTCCTGAGCCTTACTTGAATTGCTCTCGATATTCTTTGTTACCTTTGGTAATGCAATTACTAAGCCTTGGATGTCGTATATGTCACCTATAGTGCCATCTTTGCTAATGATTATAACATCGTGTTCTTTGTCATATCCATACTCCCATTTTTTAGAACGATTAAGTCTATCTAACTTCTTTTTCTTTATAGGGGTTACTATTTTATATAAATCCTGCTCGTAAGTGCTCATTATCTCTTCTTTGAACGTTGCTCAGCAAAACCTTGAAAAGATTCCTTTTTGTCTGGTTCTATTTCATTAAGAACGTTCTCTTCTGCTTGTATCCTTGTTAGAATCTCAAAGGCATCGAAGATAGCTAGTTTTTTTGTAGCTGCTGCGTTCTTCAATTTGTCTGCTGATAATTCATCACTGTTTAAAGGCGTTTCTTCTCCGTCTATAATCATTGTGCCTTTTTCGCCAATAATAGGTTCCTCTGCTACTTTAATTAATTCTTCAACTGCTTTTTGACCAGCTTGGATTATACGCAACTTCATTTCGTTTACATCCATTGTTCGTAGTTATATTATATGATAAAATTCTGTATACTTTCTTATTGTCAACTATAAATTCAAATTCGCTGCTTGGAGCAAATGATACAATATCTTCTTCATTAACATTAGGTTCGTTCTTATCTGAATAAGCTACTATACCCCATAATGGTAATTCTTTATCTGTTGCAAATAATCTAGTGTCTGTAATTGGCTGAACAAAAGTAAAACCAGGGAGAGCCTCCCATCCGTTACCTTTATCCACCATATATACTTGATCTTTAGGACAAAAGAATTTATCTTCTTGGAAGTAAGCTCTACTATTTTTTTCTATACCTCTTACATCTCTAAACCTTCTGAATATGTTATGATGCACTAAGATCCTATCTCCTACTTCTATCCCTGTATCATTCCCGAGAACAGGACAACTTAATACTATAGCTTCACGATTTACATAATTGTGATTTTGCATTTCGGTATTAAGTATTAATCCAGACTCGCTTATGTTGTTATATCTTTCACCTGCTGGGGTGATTAAAAAGTCGTGAACACTTTTCATTATCCAAAGTCGATGTTATATTCAATGGACACTGCCACGTTTTTATTAAACGCTTTCCATTGTTTAATCTCATTGTCTTTTTCTATCAGGATAACTGAAGATCCGTCTTCGATTATCTGAATGTCTATTATTGTATTTCCCCCATAAACCTCTTGCCCTATAGAATAGTGCATAGCTGATTTATAATCTGGGCCAATACTAATTTTCCTTATCAGGCCCATCTGGTTGATTTTCTTCGGCTTCAATCTCTTCTTCTGTCTTGTATGTTCCGTTTTGAATATCAATAGATATCTTCCCGTACTTAAATTGAACACCTTCTGAAAATGTTTTGAATTCCGCATTAAGAGCTACTTGATTAGCTATTGACGCATTTTTTTGAATCTCCATGCTACCAATCTCCATTGTCATTTTATTGATAGCTTCAACATACTGTTTTAGCATGTTAAAATCTTTAGAGTCTAGCTTGTTTTCTTTTTTCTTTACTGTCATAATTACTATTTTATTAGATTAAATTGTTATACTTAAGTATTATTACGCTTATTATCATAGTTTTAATTAAGCCTTGACTAGTTCAATAACCCAAAAGTCAAGGTCTTCTAAAACACCACCTATTACTGCCCCCATAAGTTCGCTACTACCAGGTATTGCAGTAATATCTTTTACCCAAACCTCAACGGAGCCTATTACACTACCGTTGCCTTGTTGTACTACTTGAGTTCCTTCTGAGGACAGAACTCCATAGTTGCTCCCTCCAAATTTTAACGCTACATTACCTACTGCTGTATATGTTACCGGAACAGTAACGGTATCTGCTACCGCAAACGCGTGAACGTTATTACTCACATCGGTGGTACAATTAGCTATTGTTACACCGCCTATAGCTAAGCTAGTTGCTGTAAGTGTTACAGTAATAGTTCTATTACCAGTTGTTGATAGATTTGTTGTGTACCATACGTTACCGTTAGTACCTCCGCTTAGTTTAGTCCATGTTGCGCCTGATGAATCAGACACAGTTACAGTGCCAATGCCGGCCGGGTAGGTATCACTATCAACATTTAATTGTAAAAAAGCTACAACATCTAGCGATGTAATATTGTACACAACTGTTTTTGCTGTTGATGTTGTCGAAGAGTAACCAACTACGGTTCTAACGTAAGGGCTTGCTCCATAATTTCTAAAATTTAAAAGATTGTTATCTGTTCCATATGCATTTGGGTTATGGCTAGGATCAAAGCTCCCAGCTACCGCCTCAGCAAAGCATTCAACTAATCCTTCATCAGGGGCTAATCCAAATTCTGTTATTACATCTTGTAAGCTAAATGTATCTGTGTCTGGTATTGCCATTATATTCCTGCTTTTTCTAATCTTGCTTCTAATTCTGCAATCTTAGCCATTAATAAATCCGTGTAAGCTACTGACTTCATTCCTTCTTTATCTGTTCTAACAAACTCAGGATGGTCAACCTCAAGTTCTTGAGCTATTACACCTGTTCTTTTAATTCCTTTTTCAGATTTTAATTCATAAGTCTTAACATCTATTTTGATAGATTGTTCATAATCAAAATCTTGTATATTCTCTTTTAACCTTTCATCAGAGCTTAGTATAAAGTTAGTAGCTGTAGCTGTTGAGTTTAAAGTCATTGCTCCAATGTTGCTAATACTAGCCACGTTTCCAGTGGTGCCATTAATCGTACCTGCTTTGAATACCCAACCTCTTCCAGTAGTAGCATTCGTCGTAAAGTATGTAGCGTAATCTCCGGTTACGGAACCATGAGTACCTAAGTTAGTAGTAGTTGCAAATAACAGTCCATATTGCGGATATAATTGAGGCCCTCCGTATAAAGCTATACCTCTACCGGAAGACATAGATGTTGAATCAACGCCTAATCCATCAGTAGCACTAACATAGGTAGTAGAATGTATTTCTCCAACTACGTCTAATGGAAAACCAGGGTTAGTTTTTCCTATTCCTACATACTTCGTGCCTTCTACGAAGCTCATGATTATACCTCCAGATCGATTTGTTATGCCTAACCTTATATTAGTGTTATCATATTCAATACCAAATCTTTTGGCTGCGCTCGTATTCTGAATTTCAATAAGTTTATTAAAAGGTGAACCTTCTGCTACTTCTAATACAATCCCCGGTAGTGTTGATGTTATTCCGTCAATATGTAATTTACCATCAGGAGCAGTTGTTCCTATACCGATTTTACCATCTTGACCTACATGAATTCTATTTGCACCTTGTGTAAAAATGTCCACACCGAAATATCCTGACATATATGCACCCCTACCGCCTGTTACATTAGCTCCTATTGGCTTATGTATGCCGAATCCATAATGGTTCAGGTATCTAGTAACTGAATCATTACCTACGTTTGCGAAATCATCTGAAAATAAATAACCTACACCTCTACCTTCATTAACAGTAGTACTCGCTTCGGGTATTTGAACAAATTTCTCAGCCCTTAATTCATCAGTAAATCTACCCTTACCGTTAATATCTAGTCTGTAAGTAGGATTAGTTGTTCCAATACCTAAGTTACCGCTGGAGGCTAAAACCATTTTTTGAGCTTGGGCAGTCCAAAACTCCATCTCATCACTGGCCATCTCATATCTAACCCTGCCTTTCGCTTGGGTTGTAGCGTCACCAAACCAAAGTTCAGCTTGACTAGTTCCTGTTAAAGTAACAAAATTCCTATTGCTGACTGTGCTTTCAAATATAGCTGATGTTCCAGCAGTAGGTGTCCAAGTTCTTAAAGTACCATTTGCTACGTGAAGTTTAGCTTGAGGGGCACGTGTTCCAATACCTAACTGCCCTTGATATAAGTACATATCTTGACCACCTGTTGCAAATCCTATTGTATCTGTTAGAAAAGCTATTCCTTTACCACTTGATGCTTGTATTTTAAAGTCACCAGCATTATAGCCAATCCAGCCTCTATCGGTTGCAAAACTAATTATGTTGGAATTTCCACTAACCCCTGTTCCATCATCGATGCTCAAAGTTCCACCAGAAAACGTATCAGCAACATCACTTCTTAAGTATTTATTATTGATAACAGCAATAGCAGAATCCATCTGACCTTTGTTGACTGCGTCAGTTGTTAAAGTACCATCAGCTAGATTGCTAATCTTTCCACCCTCCATTGACAAGCCCTCCACTCCTTCTATAAGTACAGTGCTGCTAAAAACAGTTTCATCTTGAAAAGTATTAGTACCTGTAAACGTATTATCAATATCTGTAAGCACCATATTAGGAACTACTATATTACCAAATGCATCTGCGACATTACCTTGTACAGAAACAGCTAGTTGACCGTTTGCTCTAGGTAACTTTAAGAACCAATTAGTTCCATCTGTTGTAGATGTTCTTGATAAATTAATAGTACCTGAGCCTAAATTAAACTGAATACTATTTTCTATGTATGCATTAGCTGTGGTGACATCACCTGTAACAAAAATCTCATTAAGAAATCGTGTATCTTCATTAAAGGTATTCTCTCCTGTCCAAGTGTTATCTAAGACTAAAAGATTTGCGATAGCACCATCTAATTGACCTTTATTAACAGCATCTGTAGCAATAACTCCATTTCCAAGAAATTGTATCTTATGGTTTGACATTCCTAAACCTGCGTTTGCTCCTAGCGCACCGTTATCTATTTCAACAATACCTTGAAAATAATTATTACCTGTCCAAGTGTTATTTGATGATAAAAGATTAGTTTCAGAAGTTAAATATCCAGCTAATGAATGATCACCCCAACCATACGCCGTGTCCCATTCAGTACTGTTATCTGTAAAACCATAATCAATTAGTAGTGAATTAGGTGTAAAGTAACTAGGTACTGCACTTGTAAATAATCCTGTTGTAGCATTGTAAGAAGTAAAAAACTCTCCAGCTACTAATGCTTTAGTCTGTGCTAGTTGTTTGCCTATTGGCATATATAATAGACCCGCATCATAATACTCATGAGCAGTCTCTCCTACATTAACTCTAATAGCTTTTAAACTAGCGCCTACCTTAGTGATTGGTGTATCTGTTAAAGAGTCGTATAATGTTACACCTCCGCCTCCAATAGTGCTACCACCTCCAACTGCTGGTATAGAACCTCTAAGATCTACTGTCCCTCCAGGTTCTATTATTACTGTTGAAGTACTTCTTTTTACTACAACCTTAGTAATTAAGAACCCAGTTCCTAAATACTCTACTGGTATTGTATAATCAGTGTGGTTATCTACATCATTGATAGCATCAGTGACATTAGTATAAGAACCCGTAGGTATATTAAAAAATAACTTACAATCTTTAGTTTCTTCAGATACAACACCCCATACAACTAGGGGGTAATATTTATTGTTTCCAATTATCGCTCCTGTACTATCTTCATTTATAGCAGGAGATATTCCGTTAGCTATCTCGTAAGGGGTATCAAAATCATTAATAACAAAAGCGGGCTTAATAGCTGTATTATACAATGGGAATGCGTGATCGTGTAATTGAGACACAACTCCTGATGTGTATGCAAGATTTATAACAGCTGCTGCTGTACCCTCAGGTACTGATTGAGTTAGAACAACCCCATTTTGCCATGCTGCAGGTCTCTTTCTTACCCACTCATTAAGGTGAGTTAGGTGTCCTTGACCATTACTTCCTTGTAAATGATCTGTATATGCGTGTGTTTTATATAGTCCGTATAAGGAGGCTGAAAGAGCACTCTGAACTACAAATCTACCTACAGGTGTATACTGAGTTCCTGTTGGGAACCCATTAGTACTTACAGTCATTACACCTACTGGATCTATATATACCCAGTTTTGAATAGGGACCGCATCTGTACCTAGTATTAAATCAATATTTATACCTGAAGTAACACTTATATAATTTTGACTAGTAATTAAAGATAATCTGTTATTAGCCGCTTGACTAAATAAAGCACAATTTACAGTAGTGCCATTTGAAGTTATAACAACATTATTAGGTTCTAATATAGCTCCATTATAGAAAGCATTATTATCTTGGTCATTACTAATTATTCTAAGTTCTGCGAAGATTGATCCATCAACCTGAGCTTTGTTAATACCACCCATTCTAACTTCATATGAAGGAGATAAGGGTCTAGTTAAACTATAGGCTCCCGGTATTGTATCTGATAACCATATAGCTGAGTTCGGTGTATACGCAGATGTGTCAACGCTTCTTACTAGTCCTGAGGTTGTTGCCCATCCATAAGTACCAGGTTCTATTGAGTGAGTTGCAATACCAATAGTATTTAAAGCGGATACTGCATCTGATGCAATAGCTAGCTCTACCTCAAGTGAACCGTCAGGTGCATTACCTACAACTGTTACTGCTGCTCCATTAGTTATAGTGACTCCATTAGCGTTATATACTCTTACTCTTTGTTCTTCACCTAGGTCTAAAGCAGTTTCAGACTCATCATTATATAATACGAAAGTCTTCTTAACAGTGTCGTAATACATTCTACCTTCTTTCCATCCTGGATCTCCGGTAACCGTATTAAAGTCTATATACTCCGGATTAATAGGTAGGTAAGAATCGGTTGTAAATTTTTTAGTAACTAAAGACTGATCACCGCCGGTTAATATTAAAGCATTAGTTAAAGCTGGAACTTGTATAGTTCTATCACTATTAATTAATAATACCGTTTCTTGTAATGCTTGTGTATTGTAAGATTGAGCTGTTGTGCCTAGTTGCACTACTATGTTACTAGTATTTCTAGATCCTGTTATATAAAAATCTGAGGTAAAATAAAACCCCATATTGTTTCTTAATTCCTCTTCAAAGTAGTCGTTACCATACAATATAAAATCCCCTCCTGTTTCGTATCCAACGCCTCCTTGTATAAAACTGAAACCGCCCCATGTTTGTTCCCCTGCATTATTAGGCACATTAATAAGAATACCACTAGCCTTATTAGCATTTCCTTCTATGTATAAGCCTCCTGAAGCGGGATCTAAAGGTTTATACTTTGTGCCAAAATAAGAATCTATAGGTGTTACAATCTCGAATTGATCACTTGCAGCACCTCCTTTTATATTGACAATCATTGTTCCTGCTGAAACACTTGATACTAAGATCGTTCCTGCTAATACTTTAGACGATTCAGGCTCTGTGCTTTGTAAACCACCTGGTTCCGTTATAGATAGCCATACAGCTGTGGAGTTTGGGAATGCTGAAGTGTTAACCCCTATAAGTTTACCCTGCATTAATACATATCCAAAGCCACCTGATACTATATCTGATAAAGTAAACCCAACTATATTAGATTTAGATACATCGTCTGTTACATCTGTTAAGGCTACATAACCATTTCCATTAGCATGTGTTCCTGTTATAGATACACATTTTCCACTGGAAATATCAAATCCAGTGTTGTTATATACTTTAGTTCTTGTTTGTGTTCCGACAGGTAGCTTTATAGAGCTATCGTCATTATATAATGAATATGTTTTATTACTATCATCCCAAAATAATCTAGCTTCTGCGTAAACAGGGTCAGCTACATCTTTTGTTAAGTCTAGCCACTTTGTTGATAACGGGCCGGTTATTGCTATTGATGCATTGAACTTCATATTATGATGCTTCTTGTTTCGTTATTAATATCCTTATAGGATTCGTAGGAGCGGAGTAGAATGTTACAGTTACAGCGCTTACAGTGGTGCTAACCCAATCTGCAAAGTATACCTCGTTTGTAACAGTGTCATACATGTGAACCGATATATCTCTTGAATTAAAATTATGTGATACTAACTGTGATCCAGTTATAGTCTCAGCGTATATCTTACCTGTAGTACTTACGACTGCTATTTCATAATATAAGTTATCATCCTTTTGGATTTGCCATACGTTGGATGATTCATTCCATCTAAGACCTCTGTTTACATCAGTCCCCCTCTCTATTATTAACCCGCTATTTTCTGTAGCAGGCCCAGTAGCGTTACTGTTTAACGTGATAATATTATCAGCTAGTTTTATTTCTTCTGTATTAATCGTTGTAGTGGTCCCAGACACAACCAAATTACCTGAGACAGTTAAACCGCCTACAGTTACATTATTAGCTGTTACGGATCCCCTGGTGGTCACCTGGTCTAATGTATCAGTCGATGTGTATGATGTTAAATATCCTTGTACTGAGTGATCTCCCCATCCAAAGGCTGTATTCCAGTTTATAATATCAGAAGATAAGATACCAGCTGCAACATGCGCTAAGAATATAGGGTCTGTCTCTGTAAAGCTCGTTAAGTAGCCTGCATCGTTCACTAAATTGGATATATTGTCGCCTATACTCAAATAGTTCGTAGGTAATGGTATCCAGGCAGTTCCATTATGCCACTTAAGAACGTCATCAGTGCTATCTAAATATATTTTACCCTTCTCAGCTACTGGCGCGACACCTGTTACATGAAGTTTAAGATTCTGAGCTTGATACCCGTTAAAGTCTACATTGTGATATATTAACATTAGTTACAATATGCTTTACCTGTTAATGCTTCACCGAAAGTTACTGTAATTTGATTTGCGCTAACTTGTGTTTCTCTGCCATAGATACGTACACCTGATGCGTTATATGTTTCGACTGATGCGAATTTTCCTAAATTGTGATTAATTGTCCATGTAGTAGAAGCTGATGCTTGACTATGTGTATAATCAAGATCTCCTGTACCTGGCGTAACTGGTTGGAACCCAGGGTATACGGCTAAAACATACAATGCTTCACCTACAATTACTCCATTTGATTCAATAACGTTTAGCGTCATATCATAAAATAAAGGGTCAGTTACGTTTTGAGTTAAAGCAATAACCTCTGCTACTACAAAATTATTAGTAGCGCCTGATTCTGCTATTATTATATATTTGTCTACAAGTGTAGTTAAATAGTCTATTACTATGTTCTCACCAAAGTTACTAGTAGAAATAAGTATAGAGGAAAGATCGGATAAATTATCTCCGTTCCCTCCCCATCCTAAATATGATAGTGTGCCTAACTCTCTT